ATATGCGATTTCTTGTGATCCATGCAGGAGCACTGGTCTTCAGCGTCTACTTCATTCAGTGACAGGTCGAGAGGCCTTTGGCTATTGCTCGTGCGCTATTGGAAAGGACTTGCAGACTAAAGGCACTCAGCTTGTAGCACTAGCAGAGGATCTCAGACGAGATGGATTTATTACAGTGAAACAATACAGGGAGAAGGAGAGAAGAAGGTTATGAGGTTTGAAGTTATCCATGTCATTCCCACTGACAAAGTACATGGGTGTGAGGAGTGCAAACATACAGGCCTTGTCCACATGATCAAAGGCAAAGAGCATAGATACGCATATTGTTTGTGTCCTAGAGGGGTGGCCCTTGGGGTTGTGGATATGCATAGGAAAAATAAATCCATGCGAACTAAGGAGTTCATGGAGAGAAAGAATTGGAGGGTATTTAAATTATGAAAACACTTAAAAAAGGATCTAAGGGGGCTGAGGTTAAGGAGCTTCAATCTAAGTTAAAAGATCTAGGCTTTTATGGATCTTCTGTTGATGGCTCCTTTGGGCCACTTACTGAAGCAGCTGTCGTTGCATTTCAGAAATCTAAGAAGCTTAAAGCAGATGGCATAGTTGGACTTAGCACTTGGGCTGCACTTGATGTGCAAGTTCAAGATAGCGATGTGCTAGATTCTGGAACTGTTAAGCCACCTAAAAGTTATTCTGAGGTTTACTCTACATTTGGTGATCCACTTAAGTCAGGTTGGAGCGCAGCTAACCTAGCCTTCTGTGAGGTGCCAGCAAGCCTCAAAGCTTTTCCTTTAGTGAAGGGCAAACGAGGATTCTATTGCCATAAGAAACTAGTCCCTGCATTTGGAAATGTATTCAAAGATATTGATAAGGCAGGCTTAGCTAAAGAGATCTATTCTTTTGATGGGTGTTTTAATATCCGTAAAATTCGTGGAGGTTCTGCACTCTCATTACACTCATGGGCCATTGCAATTGATCTTAATTATGAGGGCAATGAGCTTGGTAACTCTAATCCTCAAATGCCCAAAAGCATTGTGAACATATTTGCTAAGCATAAGTTCTATTGGGGTGGATACTTTAGAAGAAAAGACGGTATGCACTTCGAGTACTTTGGAAGGTCATAGCATGACTCTCAAAGAAGGAATCATCTTTTATCTACTTATATCCTTTGTAGCTTATATCTTTATCGTGCCCATCATGGCCGCTAATGATCCCAACAACGAGGAGGACTAACTTGAAAAGCCTCGATGTAAATAAAGTATTAAACCCAGCTCCTGACTCCATTGTACTCCAAGGACTTCCCATGCCCCCAAGCTCTAATGGCCAGTACTCTACAGTCATCACTATGAAGGCTGGCTTTAGACAAACAAGAAGAGTGAAGAGCAAGGAGGCTGTCATTTACGCTCGCTCCTTCCAGCATTGGAGCATTGTTAATTCAGACAAAATCAAGGAAGCCAAAGCTGCCATTAGTTCTTGGAACACAGGCCTTGAATGTACCATGTACTTCATCTTTCCCAAAGAGAAGCTCCTTACTCAGAAGAATCAACTTAAGAAGCTAGATGTTACAAATAGAATCAAGCAGATCCATGATCTCTTAGTCACCGCACTTGATATTGATGATAGCTGGTATGTGAGAACAGTAGAGGAGAAGGTGCTAGGGGTAAAGGATCAAGGCTTTGTTATAGCTGTGATTAAACCCACAGTTTTAAGAAGTCTTGTGGACTTGTATCAAGACCCAGAGCTGGAGGCTATGTGAGTCCACAGCAATTAGAACTCATAACATACATAGCCTGCACCACACTTGGTTTTTCCTTGTCGCAGTTATTGGTGGATGCGTATGAGATGAGGCGTATACGGAAAGCGGTTGAGCGATTCGCTGATGATTTTGCAAAGGAAGTTAGAAGATGAAAAACGGAGACGATCCAGTACACCCAATAATAATTGATGATGTTTCTCAAAAACAAATATCATTAACAGGGATAACCAAGCGTGAGTTAATAAGTGCTATGTGTTTGCAGGGATTACTAAGTAACGCATCAGGAATACTAGAGCCCAAACATTGGGTTGATTGGGCTGTAATTTATGCAGACAGATTGCTTGATGAGCTATCCAAGGAGCGCGAATGAATAACGATGCTTTTGAAAAAGCATGGACAGAATTAACAGCACCACAAAACGAGACTGTTACATCTAAGTGGTATTTCAAAAAAGGATATGAAGCAGCAACAAAAGCAGCGCTTGGCAGTCGAGTCGTTTTGCCTGAGCGGAAAAAAGAACACTCTATTCGCGTAGATGAATTTGCAGAAGGCTTCAACGATTGCCTCGACTCGATAAAGGTACTCCCACTGACAGCCGAGCAATTGGATAGTTTGTTGCCGAGTGATGAGAGCTTACGCGCTGAGTGCGAGGATCACATTAACTCTTGTAAAAAACGCGCTGCTGTAAAAGAAGAAACATGGTTTGAACAGGGTTTTTATCAAGGAGCAGAGCACGCTTTAGTTTGTATCCGCGAAAGCATAAAGAAAAGATTGGCGGGATTGTGAATGGCTTGGATTTATTTAGCGGAATCGGAGGAATTACAATCGCTTTATCGCCCTATGTCCGACCGATTGCCTACTGTGAAAACGACAGATATGCACAAGCTGTCTTGCTTTCACGGATGGCTGATAGATCGTTGCCCTGCGCTCCAATATGGGATGACGTGCGTACGCTCAACGGTACGCTATTGGATGTCAAACCCGATATCATATACGGAGGATTCCCCTGCCAAGACATCAGTGTCGCAGGATCTTCAAAGGGCATGGCTGGAAAGCGAAGTGGACTTTTCCAGGAGATCGTTAGACTTACCGAAGAAATTCAGCCCAGCTTTGTCTTTCTTGAAAACGTGCCTGCGATCACGAAAAGGGGACTCGACAATGTTTGCGGTGCCTTTTCCCAACTTCGGTATGATTGTCGATGGACGATTGTCTCTGCCGCAGAGCTTGGAGCCCCTCACCTTAGGAAACGCTGGTTCATGCTCGCTGCCAACACCAACGGCTTCCGAGGGGGGAAGGAACAAAAGCGCAAGCTCGGGAGCGAAAGTCCGACTTTCGCTGGGAATGATGGCAAGAAAAAATCTTTGGCCAACTCCATGTGCGAGAGATTGGAAAGACAACGGAAAAAGCCCAGCGGAGTTAGCAAGAAATTCTACAACTCTAGCGACAATTGCTGGTGGCAAACTGAGCCCGATGTGGGTCGAGTGGTTAATGGGTTACAACACCAATCACACAGAATTAAAGCCTTGGGCAATGCAGTGGTTCCAATGCAAGCAAGGGAAGCATTTATGATGCTAATGGGCTTAGATAAGCCCGCCCCAGACGGAAATGACGGTGAGGGATGAAATGAGAAAACCAAGAGGCATAGAAACAAAAAACATTTATGCAAACATACAAAAAACCAAAGAATATGGATGCTCGCCTTCTTTCTTCGTTTACATTGGTGGCCCTTCATCTAGCTATCCACAACAAATACATTTAAAAACACAAGAAGATATTAGAAAATTAGCGATTTATTTAACTAAAGTTGTTGAATGGATGGACAAATGACCAACGCGAAGGACGGTGAGTTGTGAGTGACAAAGAAATAGATATTCCACATTACGTTTATTACTCTCCAGAGTTAGATAAAATAGTTTTAGATTATATTAAGCAGCCGTATATATTTTACCATGGGCAGCATAGCGCAAGTCAAACAACAGGTACTATTACACTTTACTTTATTCAGTATTTTTACATAGGTGAGCTATGACCGATCAAGAAATAGCCGAAGACCTTAAGAAACTAAAGGACTTTAATCCCGAACAAACTAAGTGGGTCGTGTGGCCTTTAGATAAGTTGTTGTGGATATATCAGAAGTTAAGCGAGGGGAAATGATGAAAAAGAAGTTGGGTGAGAACTGGCATGGGGTTCAAATTATCCGTAAACCAATTAAACTCACTAAGCCAAAACAAGTGTAATGAACTCACATCAAAGAAGAATTAAAAGGAGAAAGCTACAAAGGACTTTAGACCTAATTGCTAAGATTATGCTTGATTCTTTTCCTGCTAAAAGAGATTGGTTTGAGTTATCTAAATAAAAAAAACAAAGCCCCTGCTACCCACTAGAAGTAACAAGGGCTATGCTATTTTCTAGGATATATCTTCTCTCTTAAATATCCTACGGTGCTTTTCTCTATGTCAGCTTAACTGACATCAATATGTTTTTACATAGGAGAAATGCGTTTTGTGAGCACTGCAAAAGAAGAACAAGAAAAATTCCTTGAGAAGGTTCGACACTCTGGCGTCAAAGAGTTTGTCACTCATCTCCATAGAAAAATCAATGAGCACAACCTAACTCACGAACAAGTAGCTCACATCGTTGGTAAGTCTCGCACCACAATTACCATGTGGCTCACTGGCAAGGCTAACCTAGGTGTGGACTCAGCCATCCTCCTTGCTGACTTCTTTAAGATCAATCTTCAATCGAAACAGCCCGAAGGAGAAGAACATGCCTAAGAAACAAGATACCTACTCAGCACTCTCCGTTATTGAGAAGGTTCAAACTACTATTGATGGGGGCACTCGTGTCTCTTTAGACTTCTCTGCTAACGACACAGACCTTGCGCAATTCCTCCTCCACACAAAACTCACTCAAGGAAAAATCATCGTTGCCTTCCAACGTGTAGAAGAAAAGGAAGCTCCGACAATCAGCATGGAGAAGATTGATGTTTAACTGTGACACTCTCGCGTTAGCCAAAAAGCTAACTAACGTTATGCGATATAAATGCGAAAATGATTCTATGAGGTACTTGCATGGCTAAAGGTCGTAAAACTGGAGGGAGAGATTTCTCTACTGGAGTTGATCCTAGAAGAGTTAATAATGGTCGTCCAACTGTTGATGTGAAAATCTCCGAGATGAAAGCTGAGATGAGACAGTTCCTAATTGAAGCCATGAAGGAATACTCTCACCTCCCTAAAGAAGAAGTAGCAGCACTCACCAAAGACCCTAAAATGCCTCTAGCTAAACTCACCGCTCTCCGCTTTTGGATCGAAGTCTCCAATAATGGTGACCCATCACGTATGGCCTTCCTCTCTAAGATACTAGGCCTAGAGGAAGCTCAGAAGCATGACGTACAAGTCTCTAGCCTAGAAAGCCTTATCGTTGCCTCAAAGAAAGAAGATGAAGAAGAATGAGCAATAATAACTGGAAGTCTAAACTCTCAAAACCTAGCAAGCGTAAACAGGTCTACAACACCAAAGAAAAGCGCTGGCTCAATGAAGAAGAAGAAGCTGAACTCCTAAAGATGCTTAAAGAAAAGCACGACAAGATCAAGGAACTCACTAACGGCCAAGATCCTGAGCAGTTCCTAGCCCAAGAGCACGCTAAAGCCATAGCAGAAGATGCCAAGCTTCTTAAAAAGGATGAGGATGAGCCAGAAGCCGAACCGACCTAGCATCCCTCCCGATGCTCGCATCAAGAAAGAACCTGGCACAAAGAACTTTCACGTCATCCCAAGCGATGAGAGAGAGCATGTAGTCTCAACCTCCTGTTGGTGCATCCCAAGCATTACTAATCTAGATGCCATAAGACTTGGCTTTGAACCCATGTACGTCCACAAAAGATATGAAGAGAGAAGCGATAGATAAACTCCGCTTGTGGCGTAGCGATTACGTTCAAGCCGTAAGAGACATTTTTAAAGTAGAGCCTGATGAGTGGCAAAAGGAAGGACTCATGTACGCTTGCTCTCCTGCTACCTACAAGAGAGTAGCTTTTAAAGCCTGCACTGGCCCTGGTAAGACAGCTGAGCTTGCTTGGGTAGGTTGGCTTAGACTCCTTCTCTACGCATCTCCTGAGGGCCACCCAAAGGGTGCGGCTCTATCTGGTGAGGGTAGAGACAACCTGCGAGATAACCTTTGGGCCGAGCTTGCTAAGTGGAGAAATAGGTCTGAGCTCCTTCAACAGTACTTTACTTGGACTAAGGAGATGATCTTTTGCAATGAACACCCAGAGACTTGGTTCTTATCCGCAAGAAGCTATCCTAAAGATGCTGATGCAGAGGCGATTGGTAAATCCCTTTCAGGTCTACACTCTCCATATCCCTTCATGCTCTTAGATGAGATAGGCTCCATGCCTGCCTCAGTAGGTCAAAAGGCTGAGCAGATATTCACAGGTGGCGTTAAAGACGGCCTTATCATGGCAGCTGGTAACCCCACTGATATCAATGGACTTCTTTATAAGATCTTCTCTGAGCTTCAAGAACTGTGGAGTTTAATCACAATCACAGCAGATCCTGATGACCCCAAGCGCACTCCTCGTGTTCCAGTAGAGCACGCACGTAAGATGATTGAGACCTATGGTAGAGACAACCCTTGGGTTATGAGCACTATCCTAGGCAAATTCCCTCCAGGTGGATTAAATAACTTAATCAGTGCAGAAGATGTGCAAAAGGCTATAGAGAGAGGCGTTAAGGCAGGCGACTACGAATACTCCCAAAAGAGACTTGGTGTAGACGTTGCTCGCTTTGGTGATGACAGAACTGTTTTATTCCCAAGACAAGGCCTAAGGGCATTTGCTCCCACGGAGCTTAGGAACGCTAGAACAAACGACATAGCAGCTAAGGTCATGCAGTTAAAACAAAGCATGGGTATTGAAATGGAGTTTGTAGACGGCTCGGGTGGCTGGGGTGCAGGTGTAGTTGATTCTCTAATACAAGCAGGTGCTAGTCCTTACGAAGTCTCCTTTAGCGGTAAGGCTATTGATCCAAGATACTTAAACAAGAGAGCTGAGATGTGGTTCAACATGGCTGAGTGGATTAAGCGTGGAGGCTCACTACCTAACGTACCTGGGCTTGTGAAGGAACTGTCAGCTCCCACGTACACATTCCAAAACGGTAAGTTCAAGCTAGAAGAAAAGGATCAGATCAAGGACAGGCTAGGCTTTAGTCCAGACTATGCTGATGCTCTTGCGTTAACCTTCGCTATGCCAGACATGCCAGCGAGTATGGTGGATGGAGTGAATATGTATCCCAATAGAGGGAAGCTCTTGCATGACTACGATCCCTTTCAAGAGAAGTAGAGTGTGCTAAGCCTAGAGATGCCTAGCTACCTAGACACCTTCTTGTCAGCCACGTTGACAAACGTACACAGGACAAATTCCTCTCTTTAATTATCCACGTTATCTCTCGAATATGAACCTATATGCAAGTCGAGAGGGAGACTGAAAGAGCGCAACAACACGCGTTCGATGCGCACTCTTTTAATCAAGAGTCCATCCACTCTAT